CCTTTTAATGTGGAATCAAAAATTGCTTCTAATAGTTCAATATCACCTGGTTTATATTTTACTTTCTTGACTTCAATCTGTTTTAACTTTAATTTTGTACCAGTGATCGTGGTAAAATTTTCTTTAGCATTAAATTTTTCTACAAATTTTTCCAATCTCTTAGGATTTTTTTGCAAATTGCTAAATTGTAAGGCAGAAAATAATGCCATTTCAAATTACTTTTTGAAATATTTATGTATGATGTCTATCTGGTCTTGGTACTTTGCAATCATATCAAGTTCTGTTTCGATTGCTTCTACAATATTTGAATGCTCTCCTATACCTGCAGGATTAGTCAAATATACTTCTACATTTGCTACATGTTTCTGTATGTCACCTTGTGCATGAGCTAATAGTGCTTTAATTAATTGATCCCTCATAGGTCTCCCTCCTTACGATTTTCTGATTGGTAGACATTAAACTCTCCACCAGGATATCTCTTCTTTAATTTATCTACATTCCCTGCTACAACTTCTTCGATTGAAACATCTAATGCTTTGCATGCTTGCATCACATACCACATAACGTCACCCAACTCAATAATAAGATGCTTTCGATTATCCTCATCCCAAGGTTTACCTTGGAAAACCATCTTCTTGACGATCTCCATAAACTCACCACCTTCAGCACTAATGCCAACAGCAGCAGTAAGAAGCCTGTGAATATTGGCACCTTTTCCGTCAAGGGAACTAATACTTTCAATAAAGCATTGATAATCTTTACTGGAATCGGATGTGACACCATCCACGAATAGAGCATACTTATCAAAGTCAATTTGTTTTGTCATTAAAATTTAAATTCTGCGAACGATTTTTTAATTGGTTTCTTCTCTTCATCATTATACTCTTCGTCTTTTTTGTTGTCAAGTATATCTTCTTGTGCCTGTTGTTCACAATCATATAATCTCATCTTTGCACGATCAACTCCTACAACGAACCTTTTGAATATAGTAGGATCATTGTAACGATTCTTAAGTTGTTTAACCATAATCTGGTTTAACCCTTCCAATTCTTCCGTACTAATAAGAGCAAACATAAGATCAGCAGTGGCAGGAAGACCGAAGGACTCAGATGTGTCAGTAAGATCGACATCACTACTACCATAGCCAGAGCGAGTCGTCTGAGTAGCGGAGACGATAGGTACATTAGCTTCAACTGCAAGACCCCTGAGCTCTTCAGCAATCGCCTTAATATAGGAATACGAGTTAACATTTGATCCAGCCCTGTAACGTGACGATGCACATATGTTTAGATAATCTATGAATATTATATCAGGTTTAAATGATTTTTTCAAGGCTAATTCATTGAGTAAGGCCTTGAAGTGACCTGAGTGTGCAGAAGCAGTAGGATATTCTTTGATAATAAGTGACCCCTGAGTCTTCTTTGCAAGATTAGTTACCTTGCCTTCAAAGATTGGTTTTGGTAAATCAACAATCTCTTGTATGTTTACGTTTAAAAGATTTGCATCAATACGTTCTGCAATCTTTTCTTCCGCCATTTCTAATGTTATGTATAAGACGTTCTTACCCTCTAAAAGAACAGCACTAGCATGATGACACATAAACAGAGATTTACCAACCCCAGTGCCTGCAAGTGCAATATTGAGCGTCTTGTTTGGAAGACCTCCTTTTGTAATCTTATTAAAGTATTCAAGGTCGAATTGAATTCGACTTTCTTTCCTGTTGTAAAGTTCGTACCGTTCTTCATAGTCCTCTAAGTAATCGTGGCCTACATTGCGATTAAAGGATACAGATAATGCGTCTGATAGTATTGTTGGTATTGCATCTCGATTTTTTTTATCATCTTGTCCATCTGCTATTTTGATTGACTCCATCAATGCTAGATAGATTGCTCGGTCTCGACACCATTTCTCCGTTGTGTCACTTAACCATTCAAAGTCACATTCAATATCTTCCAGTTCATTTATCGTTCCGTATATATTTTTGACTTCATCTTGTGTGATATCACGTCTGTCTTCAATCTCAATCTGGAGTACTTCTTTCGTTATCAAGCTATTGTACTCTGAAGCATATTTAGTAATATGCTCAAATACAACTCTTTCATTACGATCATTGAAGTAATCAGGTTCGATAAATGGTAGAACTTTTCTTAGATATTCTTCGTTGTAAACTAGGTTTCTTAGAATGACTTTCTCAATACGATCCATCATTCACCATAACTAAACTCTTCGTTTGATGCTTCTTCTAGAAGCTGCATTACTTCTTCCGTGAAATACTTATCAGGATCGGCCAGAATAGCAGAAGGATAAACGGAAGATTCACCAACAACAATTCGATTCCCCTTACGTTTGAAGACTCCATGCTTCTCACCCAGTTCCAATAACCCATAATATCTATCGAGTCCACGCTCGTCGTAATAAAGTCTAATCTCAACTTCCTTATTCTCCTTACTTAAACGTGATTTATGAGTCTTTGCTTTGATAACATTTCCAATGACATCCTTTCCGTCTTTCTCCTTTTTCTTAGAGAGATAGATGATTGTAGATGCTGCGTACTTGAGACCGCTGCCTCCACCCATTTCTTTTGTAGGGAAATAAGAACCGATAACATCATAGGTGTGATTTGTAACTATTAATGGAATGTTTGCTTGACCAAGTTTGAGTGTGAGCATACGAAACGCACCTTTGACAAGTTGTGATTTAGTCATGTCACGAACTTGTTTATCATCGAGTGCATCTTTAATCTCTTTCTCTGTGGAAAGCATACCTAATGAGTCTAACACAAACATACAAGGTTTGCGATTCTCTTCGGTTGTCTTTAAGTATATATCTACGGCCTTGAGTGCTTTGGTTCGGAATTCCTCAATTGTTACGACATTCACAACAACCAACCGTGTCGTATCAACTCCACGAGACTCCAGTAATCCTTTATTGACGGCTGCTTCAGTGTCAAAATAGAGACAATACCCATCAGGGTTAGTGTCCAAAAAGTTCTTGACAACAGCAAGCGAAAAATAAGTTTTACCAGTAGACGACTCACCAGCCATGGCAGTAATACGATTGCTGCTAACCCCGCCAAAAATAGACCCACTAATGAGTCCATTAAAAATGTAGGATCCTGTGTCAATGAATCTTTCAGTCTCGTCAATATCTGACGCAATCTGTGTATATTCATCTCCGATCTCTTTTACTATTTCTTTTAAAAAATCCATTAAATTACCATTCCATGTTTTTCACGAAGTATTTTTTTATAAGGCCCGCCAGGGTTCTCATCTCTAACTTCTTTTACTAACTTCAACTTTTTATGAAGTTCTTCAGCACCATCGCCTGATATGTGTTCAGACATCCAGACAAGAAAGTCTAGTTCTTTATCATCAATAGGTAAGTCCATTATACAAAAAATGATTCAAGGTTTACAGTTCTCTCAGCCTCCATCCAATCGAGTCAAGAATAATCTTGAGAGGTTCAAGGAACGACTTCTCAAATTGTAGATCATAATCTATATATTTGTCAAGGTTGAGTTCCTCTGGAAATTGTTGAATGAATGATATTACATTCTCTTGAATTGGATTTGGTCTTTTGAGATAACAAAATTTAATCTTCTCACCGTTGTTAATCAAAGAATATTTTTGTGTGAGTTTATTCTTCTTTACATAGTGATTGAAAAGAAGGGCGCCACGAGCATGAATTGGTGTTCCCTTTTCATAGATCGCATTGACACTCTTATACTTCTTCACATTACTCACAGTTCTTGGAAATGATATCTCCTCTGGTGGTAATGACCTAAATTTTGTTCGACAGTCATCGATAAAATTAATAACATCATCTTCAGTCTTTGTCATAATTAATTTAAGAACATCTTTAATCATGGTGCGACAAGGTGCAGGCGTTGATGACTTGACTGCTTCAATACCCATCATCTTGAGTTTAGGTTCCGCATAACGAACACCCTCACTATCCCAGACATTCAAGATATATCTTTTCTTAGCAGTCCAGATACCACGATCAGCAATATTCTCACGTTTCATAAACATCTTCTGCTCGTAAGCGTTGACGTAGTTGGCCAACGCTTCATAAGAACTCGAAATATACTTTTCAAATTCCATCTCACAGATCTTGTTAAGGAACCCAACAACACCCTCAGTAGTCTTCTCTCGTTCTTTGTATATAACCTCGACCAGAGGGCCCAGATGCAAATAGATAGAATCAGTATCGACAGCAATAACATAATCTTCATCCTTTGTTTTAAGTATTTTGTTTAGATAATTATTCATCCGATCTTCAATCCAACGGATTGAAACCTGACCAGACAAAGTAATCGCTTCTGCATTTTCAAGTTTGTAATAACGAAAGTATTCGTTACCAATCGCACCATAGGCAGAGTTCAGTTGAATCTTACGAGCCATCTGAATATTGTTAAATGTTGCGATATCTTTTACAAGTTTAGGGTCTTTGGTATCCTCATACTTTTGTTTTGCAGCAAGCATCTTTTTCTTATACACAGTTCTTTCTGTGTATATCTTCTCCATAATCTCTGGTAGGAAACCACGAATGTCAGTGCGATACATTGCACCATTGGCACACACAGCACTGTCCTTATGAAGTTGAAAGTCTATCTCTTCTTTAAGTATTCGATCAACTGTAGCTGTTGGGTGTTTGTCATCCTTGAGCGTCTCAGGGGAAATATTATATTGCATAATAAGATGAGGATACAGACTATTAAGGTCAAACGAAACCACCCAATCATACTTTCCTGGCTTCGGTTCCTTGACATACGCCCCTGCGTACTTTTGTGATTTTGATGTTCGTTTCTTTGGTGGTATGACAATGTTCTGTTTCTTGAGGTAGTTGTAAATGATAGTATCCCACATTCTTACTTGATAGTGAATGTCAATAAAATTAACTTTGGCATCAAACGCCATTGTAATCGCAAGTTCAATTAATTTCAACTTGTCTTCAAGTTTGTCAACAAGTTGAACGTCAATAATATTATATCGAACAAACTTATCCCAATCTTTTGTATAGAACTCACGAAAAGTATCATACTCATTATGATCGAGTTTCTTCTCACCCAACTCATAGTTGGCGATGTAGTCCAATCGATATGACTCTTGGTTCGTGTATGTAAATCTTTTATATAGATCAAGATAATCAAGTTGAGTGACTCCACCAATATCATATGTGATATTTTTACGACCACTAATATAAACTTCATCTTGAGATACAAGACCCCAAGGCGATAAGTCTTTCATAGACTTCTCACCAAGAATGCGATTAATACGACCAGCAAGATATGGTATGTCATACATCTGTGAGTTCCAACCAGTAATTACTTCTGGTAGATTCTTTCTCCAGTATGCTAGGAATGACCTAAGAAGATGAACCTCATCATCACATAAAATATAAGTTACATTTGGGTCTTTGTTTACAAAAGGTCTTGAACCAAAAGTTGTAACTTTTTTAGTTGCATAGTCTTGTAAACTAATCAACAATAATTCTTCTGCAACATTCTCTACATCAGGGAAACCACTTTCTGCAGCAACCTCAATATCAATCGTTACAAGTCGAATCTTTTTAATGTCAAACTGTATATGTTCTTCTGGATATTTTTATGAGATATATTGATAAACGTATCTGTCATTGCCATATATTTTAAAGTTCTCGACCTCATCATACTTCTTATAGAACTCACGACAATCTCTTACAAAGCCAGGTTGAATTGGTTCAACAGAATCACCTTCTAAAGTTTTGTATTTTGTTTTTCTTTTCGATGGAACAAACAAAGTTGGTTTCCATTCTTCTCGATGTGTGATGTGTTTTCCATTCTCATATCCACGAATCAGAAACTGATTACCTATGAGTTGTATATTGGTGTAAAATTTCACGAAGTCACTTTAGAATACTGTTCAAAAATAATTGGACTAGGAGTGACAAGAGTTATAATCTTATCGGAATTAATCATTACCTCATTCTGTTCAGTATAGTCTTGCATCCACTTATGTAAAGTACCTCCTTCAATTTTGTAAGGTTTTGTTAACTTACAATTTGGATCTCCAAACTCTGCAGCAATCTCTTCAATCTGAGAGACTACTATCTCTTGATTAGACAATAACAGGACTTTGATTACCTTTGTTTCTTCCATTAATTTTCTCCTGATAAAGTTTCTTTAAATTTTCAGATTCCTCTAAATTATCTTTAATTTCTTTACCTCCAAGAGGCATTGCTCTAACAAGGTTTTGCTCTATTAAAGCTATTGCAATAAGATAATCCTGGCTTGCCATATTCTGAAATAAATCTTTTATGATATTCTAACCTCTCGAGTTCATGAAAATCTTTTTTCAATAAATCAATTGCTAAAAAAAGGGAATAATTATTTATTTACCTACATACTTGATACTTATTTGTATTTATATTAAAAAGTAAGATAAATATTCTTGATATGAGATTATTTTTTTTTCTATTTTGCGGTATTTTTATAGGTCTTTGTTTATCATGGCCAGGTTTAGTAATACCAGAAAATTGGAAATGTTTTAAAGAAATTATTTCAAAATCTACTGAAGATAAAATTTCTTTAAGAGCTGCAATGCAGATTTCTCCAACTTATGTTTTAAAGCGTAAGAATAGAAAGACGGCTTCAAAAATAAGAATCGTAGCAGACGCCTGTTTTCGTTAATATGTTTGAATGTGAAATTTGAATACAAAATAATGATCAATAATGCAAGATTTGAATTGTCATTTAAAAATATTTCTCAGTTAGAAGATAAACTTAATTTCTGCAGATTAAATAATATCAAAAATATTAATATTCCATGTAAAGGACTTATAAAGAAGGATCTATTTAATTCAGCTATTAAATGTATATCAAAAAACTATGATGAATTTAATGTTACCTATCATTATAGTCTTTATCATCAATATTCAAAAAATAAAGAAAATTCGTATCAGGAATTTTTAGATTTTGTTAAAAGTTCTCAGACTAATAAAAATTTTGAAATACTTCTTGTGTCGGGATCAAATAAGAAAAAAAACTTTGACTCAGTTCATGTATTAGCTTATTTAAAAAAAGAAAAAAATTTAAAATTAAAATTAGGTATAGCTTACAATCCATATTTGAAAAAACATTTTAGTATTTCTTCAGAAAGAGAAAGGTTCCAAAAAAAAATTTCGACTGGGTTAATAAATTC